ATAGCACTGAAAAGATTATTAAACGCTTAGACCCTAACGCTAAAGTTGAAGTTATAGAATTAGACAACGGCAATAAAGTTTGGGGTGTAAAAATCACAGATAAAATGCGTGGTGAAGTGCAATCTAAGGGTATGCCTTTATATTCCATTGGCGGCGTATTAGGTGGTGCGACAGTGGGCGCGGGTTTGTTATCTCAACAAGAACAACAACAGCCTCAAGGAGTGTTATATTGAATAATCCAGAAGCAGCGAAAGCCAAAGCAGAACGATATGAACGTTGGGCTAATGAAGATGGTCTTAATGAAGCTATAGAGCGCATTAAACAAGGTTATATAAACGCTCTTATTTATTCAGATCCCACAGACATACAAGGCCGTGAGAATTGTTATATCGCGGTTAATTTAATTGAAAAGATCGAAGGTCATATCCGTACCGTTATTGGTGGCGGCAAGATGGCAGATAAAGAAATCGCTAAGATTGAGCGAGAAACTAAGAAGAAGAAATTTAAGATTATTTAAACGGGTGTAACAACCTCTCGAAGTTTTTACACCAATTACACACAGCCTCCTTTTTCAAGGGGGCTTTTTTTATGGAGAAAGTAAATGGCCCATCCAGAAATGGAAGCCGTTGAAGTCACAGATGTGAACTCGGCGGCACAAGCAATTTCACAAATGGACGAAATCTTTAACGAAGAAGAAAATACAGAGGAAACTTCTGATGAAATTACAGAAGAAACTCAAGAAGAAGAAATTACCGAAGCTGAACAAGTAGAACCTGAAGAACAGGCCATCGAAGAAGAGGCAGAGGAAACACAGGAAGAGGAACTTGAAGAAGCCATCCAAGCCCCTGTGAGTTGGTCGAGTGAACACAAGGATATTTTCGCAAAACTTCCACCCGAAGCACAAGAAGTAATTCACTTACGGGAAAGTCAGCGCGACAAAGCATTCCAAGATAAATCGACCGAAATTGCGGAAATGAGAAAAGCCACTGAGGCCGACTTACAACGCATTGAACAGGAGCGGCAAGCTTACGTTCAAACATTGGATATGCTCGCACAGCAGAGCTTACCACCTAAACCGAACATGGAGTTACTTAACCCACAAAGTTCTAGTTATAACCCTGAGCAGTATCACATTGAGAAAGCCCAACACGAACAAGGCCTTGAATATCAGCAAGGATTGAGACAAGAGCAAGCGCGTGTAGCCCAAGAACAACAGGCAGTACAGAACCAAAGATTTACGGAATATGTACAAGAGCAAGACCGTATTTTAACGGAGCAAATGCCTGAGTGGTCAGTGCCAGAAACTAAGAAGAACATTGTGGATTACGCCTCTAAGCAGGGATATCAGCCAGAACAGCTTAAACAAGCTTCCGCGCTTGATATTCAATTGCTCAACAAGGCGATGAAGTACGACAAGTTAATGGCAGAAAAGCCAGCAGTTCAACAGAAAGTTAAGACGGTTCCAAAGGTGACTAAGCCCGGCTCAGTGACAAGCAAAAACTCAAAGTTTGAAGCCAAGCAAGCCAAATTTAACAAACTACGTAATTCAGGACGTGTCGAGGATGCGGCCTCTGTTTTGCGTGACTTAATATAAGGAAAATAGGACTATGGCAGTTCCAACAAATACGTACCAGACGTTTCAAACGGTTGGTATTAAAGAAGAACTTTCGGATGCGATTTATAACATTGCACCGACTGAAACACCGTTCACAAGTATGATTGCAAAAGGTAAAGTTAAAAATACATACTTTGAACACCAAATTGACACACTAGCGGCGGCTAATGCTGATAACGCAACGGTTGAGGGCGATGATGCAACAACAGATGCGGCTGTAGCGACAACTCGCGTAGGTAACTATGTCCAGTTAATGGATAAAGTTGTACGTGTAGCAAGCACAAACCAAGCAGTTGATTCAGCAGGTCGTAAAAACGAAATGGCTTACCAAGTTTCTAAACGTGGTAAAGAACTTAAGCGTGATATTGAATCGATGTGCTTAAGTAATAACGCTTCTGTAGCAGGTAATGCTTCAACAGCTCGCAAATCTGCGGGTGTTGGTGCGTGGCTTGAGACAAACACAAGTCATGGTGCGACAGGTTCTGCGGGTGGTTTCTTAGGCGGCATCGTGGCAGCTCCGACTGACGGTACTAACCGCACACTAACAGAAACACTATTCAAAGACGCGATTTCAGACGCTTGGGATGGTGGCGGTGATCCTTCTAAAGTGATTGTTAATTCAGCACTTAAGAAAGAGATTTCTACTTTCTCAGGTATTGCGACACAGTACCGCGAGAACAGTGGCGTGAAACAAGGTACAATCCTTGGCGCGGCTGATGTGTATGTTTCAGATTTCGGTGAAGTTTCTGTTATTGCAGACCGCTTTATGCCTGCGGAACAAGTGTACATCCTAGACCCTGAATACTGGTCTTTAGAGCATCTTCAACCAATGAAAACGGTTGATCTTGCTAAAACAGGTCACAGTGACCGCAAAATGCTTTCTTGTGAATTAGGACTACGTTCTAAGAACGAGGCGGCTAATGCGGCTATCTATGATGTAGTTCCTGCTTAAGCGGGTTTCATATCTAAACTTTAGGGAGGGCTTCGGCTCTCCCTTTTTTTATGAGGGTTACATGAAGAAGATTTTAGACCACGACAGCGAAACAGGCATTACTGAAGTATTTCATGGTTCAGCAGATGGTGAAACATACACTATTGAAACCATACAGGATATTTCCCCTTTACTAGATGCGAATAAAGCACAGCAAAATGAGGGTTTTAATAAGCGTTCTGATATGTGGCACGCAGCTTCTATTCCTGCGGTTGTACAGCTTGAATGGCTTACTAAGTTCGGCGTTGATATGCACGATAAAAACCATTGGCCTGCGGTTAAAAGACTTCTTAATTCCTCTGACTATGCACATTTAAGACGGAGTAACTTTACGCTATGAGTATTACAACATATGACGAACTTAAAGCGGCGGTTACCTCTTGGCTTAAGCGTGATGATTTAACGATACAGGCGGGTGACTTTATCACTTTGGCGGAATCACATTTTAACCGTGTGTTACGTACCACAGAGATGGAAACGCGCTCACAAGCCACTGCAAATAGTGAGTTTATTGGATTACCCGATGATTTTCTTTCTTTAAGGGAAATACACTTAGAAAGCAATCCTGATAAGCCCCTTAAATACATTTCACCACAAGAATTAACATATAGAGATTTTGAAGGCGATACGGGTACGCCTTACGCCTATTCGATTATGGACGGGCAGATAAAACTATACCCTGCACCAAGCGCAGAAAGTACGGTTGATTTAGAAATTATATACATCCAGAAAATCCCTTCTTTAAGCGACAGCAACACAACGAATTGGCTCCTTGATAGTCACCCAGACATTTATTTATTTGGCGCATTATCACAAGCTGAAGGCTTCTTATACAACGACCAAAGAATAGCGGTATGGGATCAACAAGCTTCAAGAGCGATTGAAACACTTAACAACACAGCGAATAAAGCAAGGTCGGGAACAGGGCCGTTAATCCCACGGGTAAGGAATATTGCATAATGAAGTTTCCTGAATGGTTGCCTGATAGGGATGATTTCGAGAATCCCGGCTTAACCGAATGTCAAAACGTTATCCCTGATACTTTCTATCGGCCTATTAGAAGTTTGGTCGCTTCTGGTGCGGCAATGGACGGTGTTTGTTTGGGGGCGTTTTCTACCAAAGACGATACAGGGGAAAGTTATAATTTCGCGGGTGATGCTACAAAGCTATACGAGCGCGATTCAGGTGATTGGTCTTCTACAAATACAGGTTACGTAACTGGCACAGAAAATAGATGGCGATTTAAACGCTTTGGTGACTTGATAATCGCGACAAATAGAAGTGACGTTGTTCAGAAATGGGACATTAGCACAGATACAAGTTTTTCCGCTTTAGGAGGCACACCACCAAAGGCTGAACATATCGGTATTGTTAGAGATTTTGTTGTTTTAGCGAATACTGATAATGCGGCGAATGAAGTTCGTTGGTCAGGTATTAATGACGCAGAAGAATGGACAGCGGGAACGGCTGAGAGTGGTTCACAAATTATGCCAGAGGGCGGGCAAATTACAGGAGTGATTGGCGGCGAATACGGCCTTATTTTTCAAGAAAATCAAATTACTCGTATGGAATATCAAGGCCCGCCATTAAATTTTAGTTTTGACGTAATAGAAACGGGCATAGGAGCTATGATAGGCGGCTCTATAGTGCGGTTTGGTGTTAATACATACTATCTATCAAATAACGGCTTTTACGTCACTGACGGGACGCAATCGCGCCCTATAAGCACAACAAAGATAGATAAGCACTTCTTTAGTAAGCTTGATGAAACAAAACTATACAAAATGACTTCTACGATTGATCCAATTAATAAGTTGGTTATCTGGTCGTATGTAGGGCAAGATAGTTTGGATGAAATGCCTAATTGGTTAATGATCTATAATTGGGAATTGGGTCGTTGGTCTGAGGTTAGTTTATCTCATGAGCTTGTTTATAATTCGCTTTCTTCTGGCTACACATTGGAAGGTTTAGATGCTCTTTATGCTGATTTAGATACTATGCCAATTTCGCTTGATAGTCGTATTTTACAAGGCGGGACTTTAGTTCTAGCGGCGATTGACACAACACATAAAACAGCAACCTTTACGGGCGATGTATTAGCAGGAAAGCTTAAAACAGGTGAGTTTGAATTAAATCCTTTAAAGAAGTCTATTGTTACGCAAATTTGGCCAGAAATAGACGGAACAAATACAGTCACTATTGAAATAAGAGAAACTTTTCAAGATAGCGTATCAAGTTCGGGCGCGGTGACTGTTAATTCATATGGTTTTGCTCCATTTACGAAAAACGGACGTTATCACAGTTTTCAGTTTGATTTTACAGATTGGTCACGGGCAACGGGTTTTAAAATAGTATCGGGGGCGACAGGTGGCTATTAATCTTGTTTCTGTAAATTCTTCACGCCCTATTGAATGGATTAGGCAAGCGGCGGGACGTATCAACCAAGCTTTAACGTGGATTAATCAGAAAAACTCACGAACAAATGTTTCAGGTACTTATACGGTTCAAGATGAAGATTTTTATCTCGGATTACAATCTGGTGCTTTCACAGTGACGTTAAGTGGTGCAATAGAAGGCCGCCAACTCGTTATTAAAGATGAAGCGGGTGATGCAGGAACAAACACAAAAACCATTAGCGGTACAGTTGATGGCGGCAGCACAACAATAACAACAAATTACGGTTCTCTTCACTTAATCAGTGACGGAACAAACTGGTTTACGATTTAGAGGGTAGAAATGGCAGATTACGGAATAGATAACAGCTTAATGGATGCTTATTCGCTTTATAAGGGCGCGTCAAATGCGGGAACGGGTCTTTTAGGTACATTAAATAAGATTGGTGGTTATACGTCTGTAGCGGCCCCTGTATTAATGGGAATGTTTGGTGGTGTTCCGAGTGGGAAAGAAAATCATAGACGTATTGAGCAAGCTAGACACAATGCAATGGCACAACAGGCTATTGCTAACTTACCTATTCCAGAAGGTATGTCTCACCAAGAATATATTAAAGACAAAACGCCCCCAAAATCACCTTGGGATTACGCCATGGACGGCATACCAGACACAGATGATGGTGATTACGAAAGACAAATGATGTCTAACTATTTTCAGAATGGGGATGGTAAGGCAAAAATGGT